TACACTTGGCGTACATGAACTCCCGCGTGGCGCAGATGCAGCCGCCTGTGCTAATGACTTTGGAAAAGCACATCTACGAGCATCTTGGTTTGCAGGCCCGCGTGATACACGACCAACAGATGCAGCAAAATCCGCAAGCACAACAGTTGCCACCCGAGCAGCATGAGGATATGGTTGCCCAAATACAAGCCCAGTTGATCGCCCAGTTCCAGCAGCAGAATCCGGCATCGCAACAAGGTGACGAAGATCCGTTGGTGGCAATCAAGAAGCAGGAGTTGGAACTCCGTGCGCAAGACCAAGCAGCAGACCAACAAATCGATCAAGAAAAGTTGCGTTTAGACCAACAACGCCAAGCCCAGAACATCGCGTTGGGCAGAGAGCGTATACAATCCAGCGAGGACATTGCAGCCATGCGCATGCAGCAGTCTGCACAACGGCAAGCCAACCCGCCAACCTTTGGAGGCAGAAATGAAAGACGATAAGATGAAAGGCATGGAAATTGAGATCACGTTTTCTAAACCGGAAAAGCGTAAGAAAATGGCTGACGGCGGCACCGCTGTCACTAACAATGCTACCCTAGATGCCACAAGCGACCAAGCTACTAACAGTAAAGTCTGCCGTGGTGGAGGCGCAGCTTTGCGTGGTACTAAGTTTGCAGGGGTGTTCTAACCGTGGCTTTGAAAAAAGGTTCTTCTAAAAGCACCATTAGTAGAAATATATCTACTGAGATGCAAGCGGGTAAACCACAGAATCAAGCCATCGCTATTGCGTTGAGCAAAGCAGGTAAAACACGCACTAAGCGTAAAACAACTAGGAGTTAATCCGTGACCAAGTTATTAGACAAGATAGGCACCAAGGTGTGGAGTAAGATTCAATTTGCGACTACGGTGCAGATTGGTTTTTGGACGGTATTCCTTACTTTAGTCTTTGTTGGACTGTTGTTGACTTAGAGTTACAGGGGCACAAAAAATGAACTTAGGCAAGCTGAAAGGACTAATTGGGGCGGTAGCGCCTTCGTTGGGTGCTGCGATGGGGGGACCTATCGGCGGGGTAGCCAGTAAAGTTATTGCTGAAGTTTTAGGCTGTGCGCCCGATCCAAAAGCCATAGACAAAGCGATGCGCGAGGCAGGACCCGAAGAGTTAGTCCGTATTCGTGAGGCCGAGCTCAAGTTCGAAGCCAAAATGAAAGAAATGGAAGTCGACATTTTTGAGTTAGAAACCAAAGATAAGCAAGACGCCCGAACGCATTTTGCAACCGACTGGACAGCTAGGCTTATTGGTATAGTCATGGTGGGCTTTTTCTGTAGTTATATCGCCATGATTACTATCATGCCGCCAGAGCAAAACTCCATGGAGTTAATCAACCTCGTTTTAGGTTATATGGGTGGTTTGGTGAGCGCCATTATTTCTTTTTATTTTGGAGCCAGTGCGAGTACCAGTAAAAAGGAGGATGAGTGATGCCTAACCAAAATATAGACCTCGCTGCTTTTTTGGGTAACAACCCTTACTATGCTAATGCGGTGCCACAAATGACCGCCCAGACTGCTGCCCCCGTTGCGCAAACCACTGTTCCTAACTTTGAAAACTACGAGCCTAGTTACCTGACCGACGGCCAGATCAATGCCATGCGTGGTGGCAACCCCACTAACATAGACACACCCTCCACCAGAGGCCTAGACCAAGAAAGGTTTAGGGCTGCACCGGTGCAGAATGTAGACCTCGCTGCTTTTTTGGGTAACAACCCTGCGTACAACCAAACTCCCGCTGCCGCACAGCAACCGGCAACAGACCCCAGAGGGACGCGTAACCCAAAATATGATGGGATGATGTTCTTGCCGGAGGAGATACCAGCAGATCTGTATTTACCAGCCACCCCTGTCCCACCTAGTGTAACGCTAGGACCTCCCGGAATGAACTATGGGAACATGAATGAGCAGTATTTCACGCAAGCTCCTATGGGACCAATGCCTGCTTATCAAAACCCGTATGTAGGTATAGCTGGCTTACTTAACAGGTAATAATTATGGATAAAGTAGTAGAGATTCTTCGTCGCCACGAGGGAGTACGTTCACACGCCTACAAATGTTCGGCAGGGTATTTGACTATCGGTGTTGGGCGCAACATAGACCAAGATGGTGGGTTAGGTCTCTCCGACGACGAAGTAGACTACCTGCTCAGCAACGACATAGACAGGTGCATCAAAGAACTGGGTGCTTCTTTTGATTGGTTTAAGCAATTAGACGAAGTCCGCCGCGACGCCATGATAAACCTAGTGTTCAATTTAGGAATGCCCCGTTTAAAACAGTTTAAAAACGCATTGGCTGCTATGGAAAGCTGTGATTGGAATACCGCCGCCGATGAACTTTTAGATTCCCGTTGGGCAGCTCAAGTAGGCTCCCGCGCAACCGAAGTTTCAACCATGATCCGCACCGGAGAATATGTGTAATGTCCGACCTTTACATTTATGAAAAAATGTTGAAGAATGTGCGCCAACGACAAGAGATGATTCAAGAAACCATTTGTTATGGTGTTGTTCCAGATTTTGTTGCCTTCAAGGAACTCCGAGGTCGTCTTGGGGAACTTGCCACAACTGAACAGGATCTAAAAGACCTGCTAAAAGAGGTATCAGATTACGATGAGTGAAATACTCGTGCCATCACATATAGCTCGCGAACAAAAAACTCCTCCTCCCCCAAAACACGTTGACAACGGCTTATTGTCCGAGGCTTATGTAGACGCGGATCAAGTTGTGTTAGACCCTAGCAAAATACCAGAAAAGGCATTGGATCGGTTACCCACGCCTACTGGTTGGCGCATACTCATTTTACCTTACCAAGGTAAAAAGAAGTCCGACGGAGGTATTATCCTCACATCCGAAACCCAAGAAAAAGAGCGCGTAGCTACTGTTTGTGGTTATGTCTTAAAAGTTGGGCCTTTGGCATATAAGGATTCCGTTAAATTTGGTGACCAAGCCGAACCTTGGTGTAAGAAGGGTGACTGGATTATTTTTGGTCGTTATGCGGGTAGCCGTTTTAAAATAGAAGGTGGGGAAGTTCGCCTCCTCAACGATGACGAAGTCCTCGCTAGTATCAATAGCCCAGATGACATAATGCATCTGTAACATGGAGCTCTACCATGCCTGAAGAAGTCCAAAATAAAGACCAGAACGATGAAGAAGATATTGTTGTCACGGTGGAAGAAGATTCTGAAGATTCTAAAGAAGAAGCTACCCAAGCCTCAGCTGAAGAAAGCTCTTCCGAAAAACCCAAAAAAGAATCTGACGATGAGTTAGAGAACTACACCGAAGGTGTCCAAAAGCGTATTGGCAAACTAACAGCCAAGATGCGTGAAGCCGAGCGACGTGAGCAAGCTGCTTTGGAATATGCGCAAGCTGTCCAAAAACAGTTGGAAGAGGCTAACAACCGCTCTAAGTCGTTGGATACCTCTTATGTCAACGAGTTTGAAAATCGTGTCAAGACAGAGTCCGAGCTTTTAAAAGAAACACTTAAAAGAGCGATTGACCGTGGTGACATCGATGCCCAAATCGAAGCGCAACAACGCATTGCTACTTTAGCAGGACAGCAAGAGCGTCTTGCTTATGTAAAGCAAGAGCAAGAGCGACGCAATGCACAACCCGTTCCACAACAGCAGCCGTATCAACCACCACAAAAAGCAAAGCCCGATCCTCGTGCAGAAGAGTGGGCAAGCCGTAATGAATGGTTTGGTAGCGACGAGCCTATGACCCTAACGGCTATGTACCTGCATAAGCAATTGACAGAAGTAGAGGGTTTTGATCCTACTTCCGACGATTACTATGCCGAAATAGATAACCGTATGCGCGTAGAGTTCCCACATAAGTTCCAAACAGCTAAACCTAAAGCAACCGGAGGACCAAAAGTGGCCTCTGCGAGCCGAGGGGGTGGGAATGGTAATGGTCGTAGAGAAATCAAACTATCTCCGTCTCAAGTTGCAATTTCAAAAAAACTTGGTATAACTGAACAACAGTACGCGAAGCAACTGCTCCGCATGCAAAATTCGTGAGGAAGGTTAAATGACCGAAAGAAGCCCACGCACATCCCAAACTAGGGAAAAATCCTCCAGAGCAAAGCCTTGGAGGCCACCGTCAACACTGGACGCACCACCCGCTCCGGAAGGTTTTGTTCATCGTTGGATTCGTGAGTCAATCATGGGTTATGACGATAAAAAGAACCTGTCCGCTCGCCTTCGCGAAGGTTTTGAGCTAGTTCGCGCCGATGAGTATCCAGATTTCGAAGCACCAACCGTCCAAGACGGTAAACACGCAGGTGTTATTGGTGTTGGAGGACTGGTACTTGGTAGATTCCCAATAGAGACACGTAAACAGCGCAATGATCATTTCCGTCAACAGACGAGAGATCAAATGACCGCCGTGGACAATGATCTCATGCGGGAGCAACATCCGTCTATGCCTATCATTAAACCTGAAAGGCAGTCTCGTGTAACTTTCGGTGGGAACAAAGGTTCCTCCGATTAAAATAGGATCTGAGCAATGGCTAATATAGATGCCGCATTTGGCCTTCGGCCTTACAAAATGCTCGGTGCAGGTGCAAACACCAACGGTGTTATGTCCTTCGATATCCAAACTACGGCGACAGCGGGTACCTCCAGTGTAATTTACGAAGGCACCCCCGTTATCCCCTTAGCAAACGGTATGATTGACATCGTAGGTGCCGCCGCTGGCGGAACTGTACCTATACTGGGCGCGTTTATTGGTTGTCAGTACACTGACTTAAATGGCACTCCTACGTTCACTAATAAGTGGCCTGGAACTGCTGCTGTCAAGTCTGGTACGGCTGCAACTGCACTTATCGCAGCACACCCTGATCAGTTATTCCTGATCAATTGTGATGCTGCCGCAGCGGACTTAACTGTCCATGCAAATGCTAATTTCGCCTCGGCGACTAGTGGTAATGCTACTACTGGTATGTCTAGTGCTGAACTGGCTGTCTCAACGGTGAACACTACCAACACTTTAAACATGCGTATTGTCGGTTTTGCTGATCAGCCAAACAGTGACGATGCAACTGCCGCAGGTCGTTTGGCAATTGTTCAACTCAACAATCACTTCTACCGCTACGGTGCTAATGGCACTGGCGCAGGTGTATAAGGAGAATAGGAAATGGCGATTACTCGTTCCCAACTCCTAAAAGAACTTGAGCCAGGATTGAATGCCTTGTTCGGTCTGGAGTACGATAGGTATGACAATGAGCATGCCGAAATCTTCGAGACAGAATCTTCAGACCGAGCGTTTGAAGAAGAAGTCATGTTAGCAGGCTTCGGCCAAGCACCTGTTAAGGGTGAAGGCGCAGCTGTATCTTACGACACAGCTAACGAAGCGTTTACTGCTCGCTATACTCACGAAACAATCGCGCTTGCGTTTGCGATCACTGAAGAAGCCGTTGAGGATAACCTCTACGACCGCCTCAGCTCTCGCTACACACGCGCTTTGGCTCGTAGTATGGCTAACACTAAGCAAGTCAAAGCAGCTTCTATTTTGAACAATGCTTTTGACACTAACTTCACAATTGGTGACGGGGCTGCACTTTGCTCAACCGCGCACCCAACTGTGGGTGGTGGCAACTTCAGCAACACGCTTGCTACGCAAGCTGACCTCAACGAGACTTCGCTAGAGCAATCATTGATTGACATCGCAGCGTTTATCGACGAGCGTGGCCTGAAGATTGCACTGCAAGGCCGTAAGCTAATTATCCCTCCTGCGCTGCAATTCGTTGCTGAGCGCTTGATGGCTAGTAACTTGCGTCCAAGCACTGCTGATAACGACATCAACGCGATACGTAACATGGGTATGTTGCCTGACGGGTATGTGGTCAACCACTTCCTAACAGACCCTGATGCGTTCTTCATCAAGACTGATGCGCCTAACGGCTTTAAGCATTTTGTCCGCTCTGCGATCAAAACTTCTATGGAAGGTGATTTTGAGACTGGCAACGTGCGTTACAAAGCTCGTGAGCGTTACAGCTTTGGTGTGTCGGACCCACGTTGTGTGTTCGGTTCCGAAGGTGCGTAATCGTTTCACGTGAAACGATAAAAACAGAGGGGGGCACTTGTGTCCCCCTCTTTTTTTGCGTATAGTTTGACTCGTAGGGCATCACAAACAGCTTAACAGACAGGTCTATGCCCCCTGATTTTGCACTTACTGTTGAGCTAATCCTTGTGCAAGAGGTATTTCACTATGGGTACTACCACCTTTTCTGGTCCTATCAAAGCTGGAACAATCAAAGACACTACTGGAACTACTGTCGGTACAAATAAAGCTAATGTCGGCTTTGTTTTGATGGCGCAGAGCGGCAATGTTGTTTTTGGTGCTAACGGTTCAACCACTGTTGTTGCAACACTCCCTGCTAACAGCCAAATTTACCAGATTGCAGTCGATGTTACGACTGCTTTTAATGCGGGTACAACCAACACTCTCGATGTTGGAGATGGCGTAACTGCTGACAAATATGCAGACGCATTGGCGGCAGGAGCTCAAGCAAGAGTACTGGCTACTTCTGATGTAAGTCAAATTGGTAATTTAGTGGATATTGGTGTGTCTGATGTGGACGTTACAGTCACATACAATCAAACAGGCACAGCCGCAAGTGCGGGAGCCGCCACAGTTACTGTCTTATATCTTCAAGATAGAAACCTTTCTTGATTAGGAGGTTGATATGGCTGGTTCTGATGTAAAAGCTAAACGGCTAACGAGCACGGGTTCTGCTGGAGTAGGTCCGGCTCGTATACGCCAAATACAGGTTTTAACGGACGCTGCCGGAGCCGGTCGTCTTACTATTACCGACGGTAACGGTGGAGCTACCGCTTTAGACATTGATTTTAAGAGTGACGACTCTCATTCGGTTAACATCCCGGATGAGGGTATCCGTGTGTCTGATATATATGTTTCGGTAGAAACAAATATTACGGCAATGACTGTTTTTTATAGTTAACGGGGTCCTTCTTTTGGCTAGTACAAAGAATGTAAAAAGAACCCCTTCCGGTAGGCTAACCTACCGAGGGGAGACATTTGCCGGATACAACAAGCCTAAACGCACACCCAATGGCCCAAAAAAGTCAGCGGTGTTGGCTAAAAAAGGTGATGAGGTCAAGTTAGTCCGTTTTGGCGACCCTAACATGACGATAAAAAAGAACATTCCCGGACGTAGGTCTAACTTCCGCGCTAGGCACAATTGCGATACCGCCAAAGATAAGTTTTCGGCAAGGTATTGGTCATGCAAAGCGTGGTAAGTGGAGGAATGATGGCTAAAACAGTACACGAGCTTGAAGTTGAGTTCACGGAAATGCGTACAACTCAAAAGCACATCTACAGCAAGGTGGAAGAGCTGCATACCGACATGCGGGATGTCAAAAAAGCCTTGTTTCAAGCTAAATGGGTTTTAGTTGGTGCGGTAGTTTTTGGTGGTGTAGTTAATAGCGACACACTTTTGCAAATACTCAAAGGTTTAGGTTAGTGCCGATAACACGCGGACAAGAAACCAAGCAGGTAACTACGATGGCAAGAGGTC